ACTATTATAAAAAGCTAACTTTCGCTAGTGGAAAAAGGTTATATAATGGATTAAACATTAATTGATATGCCGAAGGGGAAAGGTCTCTACACTCGAAAAGGTGCTAGTGGGCGCAAAATGTTCTTCAGAGATGGGAAGTTAATCTCTGAAAAGTCTTACCGTTCCTCGTTAACTCGTCGGTCTACGGGGTCACGCAAACGTAACCCAAGACCTTCCCCCAGGAGCAACCCAAGGAGAAAGAATATGGCAAGATACAAAAGGCCCGCAATGCCGCACCCTTCCGTCACTGGAATGGCTGCAGGACTAAGCGTAGCACAATACCTGAATGCAGGTAAAGACGTCGGCATAACTGGAATAACAGCAACCACACCAAGTGTATTGAAGGATGTTTTAGATAGTAATATATCTTCAGCATTTGCTAAACTTTCGAGTAATGCCGTTAACCTGGTCGGAACAGCAGACGGGAAGAAAGTTCTCAGCGGTGCGATAGTTGTTGCTACTGCAGGTGGACTAATACGTAAATGGTTCCCAACCACAAAACTCGGTGGGCAAAAATTATATTTCCGACCTTGATCATATAGAATAAAGGAGATAAAAAACAACAATGAGCGGACTACAAACCAGATCATACACGCTAGCAGGACAAGCCTTTACGGCTGGTACTTTTGTTGCGATGACTCAGTTAATGGGTTCTACGCAATCAACAACTAATCCAGAAGGGATGACCAAAGTGGTTAGAATTTCAATGAGTGCAACACCTCAGCAAGATTCCGCAACCGATGGTGTCAGTATATTTGCTTTCAAAGGCGATGGGGTCAGCGTTCAGCAGATCTTCGCTGGACCAGGCTGGTCCAACCAGGCTGCAGGACCACTAGGGGGTAATGATGGGCAACCAGTAGTTATTGAAAACGCAGGTGGACTCTTCGATATTATACCAGGTAATCAGATTGATTTCTCAGCGAGTGTGACCACAGCTGAGACTTGCGATATTGCAGTATCAATAACTTACGCACCTTAGGATCCTTATGGCTCTATTAGGCGGCGGTGTAGGCGGTGCAGGGAATCCAGTAGGCGGAAGCTTCACAGGACCAGCAGAAGCTTTAGAAATTGTGGGAAACCACGCCTATGGGTATAGTGGTGTTATTTCCAGTGCAGGTTCAGCCGCACCTCTCAACGGCCCCGCTTTGTCGTTTACCACTGGTAATTTTTACACAGTGGCCCAGATAAGCTGGGTCGAAGCAAGTGGGGGGGCTGACGTAATGTATCTAACAATGACTATGAACGGTTCTATTATCTATCAGGGTAAATGGGACCCGCCTAGCGCCCCACACATGAATGATGACCAACCTGTACAGGTTATTATTCCCGCTTATACTGAGTTTTTTATTGGTTTCGATTCCAATGGATCTGGTAACGAATGCACCGTACTCTTAACAGGCAGGATATATCGTGACTAATGCCATACGAGGATTATAACTGGGAACAGCTCCTGGTGAGGTTCTTGCTCCTGGCAGTAGCTATTTTAGAAGGAATCAGGCAAGTTAGTTAATGGTCGTTACTGCAGAAGAATGGGGTGGTGCAGGTGGTCCTTTTGATACTGGCGAATTAGATCCAGAGCAGATTGAACAGATTAAAGATCAGTTTGACCAGGTAAAAAAATATCTACCGTACATTGTAATGATCGGGTTGACTTTAGCCTGGAAACATTTCAAGAAAAATGGTTTGGATAAATCTATTGATACTGTAGCTCTCAGCAACGTTATTGCCGGATTCACACCTGTGATAACTGCTTTTGCCTGGTATATGCTGACTACTGTGAATGATACAGCCAAGAAACTGAGTTATATTATCGCAGCTGCAGAATTGACACCAACAGTAGATTTGAATTTGCCTCCTGGAATAAATCTCGGGGCTTATTTTGTTGCTGCAGATGAGATGATCCCTTTAGTTGACCAAGCAAGTAATATGCTAAAACAAGCTGCTGAAAAATTTGAGGAGTTACCCTGGTATTATTATGTTGCTACTGGCCCTGCTGGAGTCCCTATTGGAGTAACTAAAATATTGAAGGATTTTTTTGGTGAACAATGACAGACGAATTATTCGCTCTTGTTTGGGTCTTGAGTTTTGGACTTTATTTATTGATTTATACTTACTGGATACCGCTAAGAACTCAAAAAAAGATTGAGTCCTGGTTGTTATCGGAGGAGTCAAACGAAACTTTGTTAGCTAGCCTTGGAGTGATCACGAACCAGATCAGAGAGCAAGCCCTGGTCGACTTCGAGGAATTCATGATCCCTCAGGGTAGAAAGGCAGCAATAGATTTTTGGAATGGTGCTATGGGGAATGCTGCCAAGGAACTCGGCAAGACGGAGGAAGGCTCTCAGCTTTCGTTGTTGCATAGTATGACTGAAGAATTAAAGGATCAGCCCTGGTATGTCCAAGCGGCAGCGTCCAAGCTGATCCCAGTTATTCAAAAAGCTGCAGATAACCAGGACAAAACAAAAGTGACGAAACTGGTACACGGCAAGTTTGGGTTTGACTAGGCCCTGAAACGCCAAATAACGCCCCTGCAGCGCCTTTCTACGCCCCAAACTCGCTTTTTATACCCTATGCTACCCCACCTGCTCCCCTAGTCCTTTACTTGTCTTAAACGGAAATTGGTTGTAAAGCATAGTTTTCGCTCCTTTCTTCTAGTACGCGTCTAAAAGGTTTTGTTTAAAGATTTTTAATAACTTTTTGGCAATCGTAACAGATTGTTAAGTCATCATTAAACCTATCAGTGCGCCTATGATCTATACTGCGTAAGCAAATATTACAGCGTCGCTTCATGCTACCTCTGGATAAGGTGTACAATCTAAACAACGGTGTACGTCACAGATTCCATTAAAGCCTACCACTTTCATTTTTTTGTCACACTGTCGGCAAATCATGCTTCCACCCATATGTTTCCGTCCTCTCTACAGGAGATTGTCCAGGTCAGCTCATACCAGTCCTTCTGGAAGTTCTCGACTTCATTCATAAAGAGATCTATTATGGTAACTCTTACAACATGGCAGTTAGTACGCCAGGTCAAATGCTTCCCTTTCTTATCAAGAGAAGAATAGTCAGGATGAGGATGTGATAGTAATTGTACCTGAATGTCAAACTTACTACCATGCTCTGTTTCCACAGGCTTTGGATCAGTGAGAAATTTAACTTCCGCTTCCTGTCCTTTCTCAAGGCCACGCATTAACGAAGGCGTGCCCAGGCTATACTTTAGATCTTCTGACTTGTCGGTCATGTTAGCTTAGATTGCGCACTATTATAAAAAGCTAACTTTCGCTAGTGGAAAAAGGTTATATAATGGATTAAACATTAATTGATATGCCGAAGGGGAAAGGTCTCTACACTCGAAAAGGTGCTAGTGGGCGCAAAATGTTCTTCAGAGATGGGAAGTTAATC